TACTGCATCAGGCACAACTCTTACATTATCAGCGGCATTAACAAATGGCACTGATGAAATGTATTGTGTATTTTTAGGTAAAGCTGTAGGGACAGTCAATGCTCCTGCAGGATCTGTTGCTGCATCACAATTAGCTGCAGATTCAGTTACTGCTGCAAAACTTAATGATGATATTATTTCTGGTCAAACAGCACTTGCTAGTGAACCAGCAGACACAGATGAATTTTTAGTATCAGATGCTGGAACATTAAAAAGACTTGATTACTCATTAATTAAATCATCACCAGGATTGACTAAATTATCAACCATAACATTAAGTAGTGCTACCACACTTATTACTTTTGATAGTTCTATTATAACATCAACTTATGATGCATATTATTTTACTATATTAGCTAGTCCAGAAAATGATAATGATTATCTTCAAGTAAGATTATCAGATGGTGGATCATTTAATTCTGGTTCCTCAGATTATGGTTGGGCTTATATAAACGATTCGGGCAGTGGAACTAACTCAAATGGTGCTGCTCAGATAAGATTATTTGATGCAACAGATAATAGTTTTGCAAACGCATATCATGGGGAATTAACACTGTTATATCCATCAAATTCATCTACAAAAACAGTTGTTAATTTTAAAGGACATAGAAATGATGGAGATCCAGCACTTATGAATGGTGGTGGTCAAAGATTAAATGCTGAAGCTACTGATGGAATTCAATTTTTCTTTAGTACAGGAGATGCGAGTATTGGAAGCTCAATAACTTGTTATGGTATAACGAAATAGGAGAATTTATGTCAAGATATAAAATAGTTAATGGAGAAAGAATACAATTTACAGCAGAAGAAGAAGCTGCTAGAGACGCTGAAGAAGCACAAGCAGAGATAGA